GAGTCGTTGACATCATTCAGGCCAGCGGGTGAAATTCGCGCTGGGACGGGTAAGCCTCGCCGTAATGTGTGGAATGAGGCTTCTTTGCGGCTAAAAGACGCATTAGGACTGTGAAATGGCATCGTTTATCAAAAACATGACCCAGGTTGGTGGCGGCTCCCGCCAGATTGCCCGTCTTCTACAGGCGAAGGCTCCTCCCAACCATATGCTGGCCTACATCACGCCGGAAGAAGCAGAGGTGCTGAAATCCCGTGGAGGCTCAGGTCGACCTGATCCTGAGACGGGTATCCCCAGTTTTCAGGAAGAAGAGCCTCCTGTTGAGTTGTTTACTCCACCTGTTGAAGCTGGTGGAACGGAAGCAACTCCAGAAGCATTTGATCTGTTTACCGGCACTGGTGACCAGTTTGGAATGGGAGCAGAGCAACAAGGCTACTACTTCACTCCACAACCATTGCAGGCTCCTCCTGTCCTAAACGAGTTAGGTCAGCCTGCTGTGCTTGAGGCTCCTCAGCCATTGCGTGCAGAAACGGGTCTGCGTGAGCCTACAGCTGCAGACCGTCAACCTCCTGCAGCAGGCGGTGATGATTTTCTCAAGCGCCTGGCACTGGCAGGTGTGACGGGATTGTTTGGTGCTCGTCAGGCCCGTGCTGCACAGAAACAGGCGGGTGCGGCTGCAGAAGAGCAGCGTGCGCTGGGTCGTCCGTATCAAGAGCAGGGCCGTCAACTGCAGGCTGCAGCACAGCGTGGAGAGCTTAGCCCGGTGGCACAGCAGTCTCTCCAGGCTCTGCGTGCTCGTCTGGCGCAGGGTGCACAGGCCCGTGGTGGTGTGGGTGCAGCCCAGGCTATGCAGCAGATGGAGACTTTCCGTCAACAGTTGCTTCAGCAGCAAATGGACTTTGGCCTCAAGTTGGCGCAGATTGGTGACCAGTATGTGGCTGGTGCCATCAGGACAGGATTGCAGGCTGACCAGTATGTGAACAACCTGACCAACCAGTTCTTCACAAACATGGCTAGAACTCTGTTCTCACAGCCTGCTCAACAAACCCAACAGCGTCCGGGAGGCTAATGATGGCTGAGGAACTTGCCAAGATCGACACAGAGGTCAAGATTAAGGAGCCTAAAGCTCCTACTAGTGGCCGTCTATCTTTCTCCGACATCATGGGTGTGCGCCAGCCTTTTGTAGAAAAGCAAGGCCAGATTCAAAAAGAAATTAGTCGTACTGAGGGAGAGATTCTTGCTGGTCAACAGGCTCAGAAAGAGATGGCTGCTGAGGGCAAGATGGAGGTTGAGAAGCGCACAGCAGAGCAGGTGCGTGGCGCTCAACAAAAGTTGCAAGAGCGTATGCAGGCTGAGCCACTGCCTGCGTTTGTCCCAAGCCAAGACAACTTTCGAGACATTGCGGGGCTGTTTTCACTCATTGGCGTGATGGGAATGATTGCTGGCAAAAGCAATAGCGTTGCTGCAATGAACGCCATGAACGGTATGTTGGAAGGCTACCGTTCTGGACGCAACGATCTGTATCGTCGTGAGCGGGATGTCTTTGACAAGAACTTTAAAACGATGCTGCAAAAGCATTCAGAGTTCCGCAAGGAAATGGAAGACGCTGTTAAGTTAGCGCAGACTGACCGTCAGGCTGGTTTGCAGGCCGCAGACTTGGCTGCAGTCAAGGCTGGCTCTGAAATCGTAAGGGCGCAGATTCGCCGTGGTGATCTTCTTGGCGCGTATAACACGGTTGGAAAAGACGAAGCTGCAGCCTTCAAAGCTCTTCAGATGGTGGATGCTAGTCTCAACGCAGAGACTGCTGCTCGTGAGCGTGCTGCACAGGCCGCTCGCGCAGAGGCACAACGTAATCGTCAGCTTGTTCAAACACCTCAAGGCCCACGAGTTGTTGACATAAGCCAAGTTCCGCAGGCGACTGCTGAAGAACTGAAGGGCGCAACACCATTCCGTGGTGCTGGGCAACAAACCCGCCAAGGCCAGAATGCTTTGATCTTTGCATCTCGTGTGTACGGCAACATTGAGAACGCAGCGCAGGATTTAGCCAACATCATGACGCTGCCTGCGGTGGCTCAATCTCCAGTGTTTGCTGGAATTATCGGTGTTGATCCTAATAGGGCTTTGGGTAGTTTGTCTGCCCTTGCCGCTCGCACCATTACCACTCCTGAGCAAAAGGCTTTTGAGCAGATCACCAATAGCCTCGACGCAGCTCTTGCTCGCCTAGAGGCGCAGGGCCTTGCCTCTGGAGCTACCAAGTCAAGTATTCAGAGCTTTAACTCTCTCAAGCCTCGTGCTGGTGATCGGGCTATCAACATGGCTCTTTACATCGCGCGGGTTAAGCAGGAGATTGAGACAGGCATTCGGGTGCACGACAAGATGCCTGGTACTACGCCTGAGCAGCGTGAAGCCACTCAGAAAATCTTGGGCGACTTGGACAAGGTTGTGCCGTATGACGTTCAGGATGTGTTGACAACGCTTGGTCGTGGCCGTCAAAACATTGACGACAAGATGCAGCGGTTGCTCTCCACGCCTCCAGTTGCCAGAGGATATGGCCCAGAGGTGACTGGCCAAGCGGCTGCACCAGCTCCTGCTGCGGCACCTGCAGCGCCTGCGGCTATTCCGGCATTCAATTCTGTTGAAGAGGCAGAAGCCGCGAACTTGCCCGTTGGGACAAAAATTACCATCAATGGCCGTCCCGCAACCGTGAGGTAATCATGGCTATCCAGTTTGACGACGAGCAAGAACCGGCCAAGCCTAAGTCAAAGATCGTCTTTGACGAGCCTCAGCAGCCTGAGATGGGTGCTGCTTTCGGCGTCTTCCCTAAGCAACGCGCCACTCCTTCCAAGCCTGAAACGCAGCAAGCAATGCGTGGTTTTGGAGAAATGGTGGGCAAAGGCGTTAGTGCTTTAGGTTTTATACCGCCAGAAGAACCTGAGTTTGCTCCCGGTCAGATTGCCACTACAGGCGCAGTAGGCGCAGTTGGTGGCGCAGCTGCTCCGTCTTTTTTGCGTGGACTCGGAAAGGTCGCAAGCGCCATCCCGACCGCCCCAACTCGCGCAGCCGGTGCTGGGTTGCAGGCTCTTGGCACAGCTTTGCAGGCCACTCCTGTAACGCGCCGTGCAGCAGTTGGTGGAGGAACATTTGCCGGTGCAGAAACTGGTGGCCAGTTAGCAGGTCTAGCCGGTTTGCCCCCCATCGTTGGCGCAGGCCCAGGAGCGGTGCTTGGCAGTGGCCGTATTCCTGGCCGAGGTCTTGTGCAGACTTTGCGTGGTCAGCCGGTGCAGGAGGCGCAACAGGTTGTGGCGACAGAGGCTACGGCTGCTCGTGAGGCTGGTGAGCGTGCTTTGCAAGAAGCAGAGCAAATGACAACTGTTAGGGATATTGCTGAGCGCACAGCAGGTCGTGAAGCTGCTCGTGGCCCACGCTCTCTTCGTGAGCTTGCCGGTGTGAGGACTTTGCCGGAAGGCGGCGGGTTCAAGCCTATTCCGCAGACAGAGACTCAGGTTGGTGAGTACATCCGTACGCAGGCCAAGAACTTTGTGGATGGCATCAAGGCTCAACGTGCCCGTGCTGCAGACACCAACTTCACCGCTGCCAAGACAGAAGCGGCAAACAAAGAAGCTTTGGGTCAGTTTGTAGACACGCAACCTATCGTTGCCAAACTCATGAACCTAGAGGCCAAGGGCGGCTCTGCTGACTACCTCAGCAGCATCCGTCGCCTTAGAGAAGACATTGAGCGCACCAGAGGCTTTGAAGGACTGGAGATCATCCGTCGCAGGGCTGGTGATGCTGCGTTTGGGGTGCCGGAAGAAGGCTACAAAGCTATTGGTCAACAGCTTGCCAAGGATGTTTATGGCGACTTGGCCAAGCAAATGCGCTCGTTTTCTGAAGGCTTTGGCAAGTATCTTGACGATTACAAGCGTCTTTCTGCGCCTATTGAGGTCTACGGCACCAAGGTTGGCAAAGGCTTGATTGAGACTCAGGATGCATCTGGCAAGTATTTCTCCAAGAGTGCAGACCAGATTGCCAATGATGTCTTCAAGAACCCTGAAAACACCAAGCAGTTCCTAGACGCTGTTGGTGGAAACCAGGAGATCGTCACAGCTACTGCTCGACGCTACTTCGCCGGAAAGCTAGAGGGCGCAACCAAGCCTGAGGCTGTGGATAAGTTGCTGCGTGACAACCGAGAGCTGCTGCGCCTGCCTGGTATGCAGGGTGTGCGGCAGGACTTGGAGGCTTACAAGGCCAATCTGGTGACTGCAGGACGCAGGACGCAGGCAGCTACGGAAGAGATGAAGCGCATAGACACGGCGCTCAAGGGCTTGCCGCAAGCTAAAAAGGCTTTCAATGATGCCATCACGGCTATTGTCGATGCCAAGCCAGGTAAGGCTATTGAGACTTTTGATCGCCAGTTGGTCAATATCCGTAGGGCAGAACAAGAAGCTGGTCGTCGGTTGCTATCAGATCAGCAGGTGCAACAACTTCGCGCCCAGATGAAACAACTAGAGGGTGTTAGTGACAAGGTGCAGCGCACGAGACTCGTGACGGGTGCCATTGTTGGTTACTTGATTGGCCAGCAGGCCACGGGAACCATTGGGAAACTTGGTGGTTAAGGAGCAAACATGAAAGACTATGCAGCAGGTTCTATGGCTGAAAAGCGTGCAGCCGACAAAGAGGCTATGCGTGGTGGCGAGAACGAGTTGATGGGAAGCCGTCAGGCTCAGGAAGCCCAGCGCATGATGGAGCGTATGGACAAGAAGGCCCAGGGCCGTCCCGCTCGCAAGATGCGGAGGTAATCATGCCGCTGAAGAAAGGCTACAGCCAAAAGACCATCTCTACCAATATCGGCGAGATGGTTCGCAAGTTCAAGGACACCGGCAAGATCGGCACCAGCAAGCCCAGCAGCACCCGCAAGGCTGTCAAGCAGGCTGCTGCCATTGCCTACGGCTCTGCTAGGAAGAGCAAGCGGTGAGCAGGAAGAAAGACCGCGGCATCAACCCGGAACTGGAGAAGCACATCAACCAGCTTCTCCTGGCCGTGATGTCAGACCCCACTGCTTCCATCACCGAAAAGATGAAGGTCGTTGACCGTGCTCTCAAACTGGAAGCCCTCAAGCAGAAGGCTGACATGGATGAGTGGGGAAGCGGCTTTGCAAGTAGTGACGATGAGGAGTAGAGGTGATACCATGATTATTCCCTTTCTAACCAGGAGCAATCATGGATGCCATCAAAGTCTTAAATCTGGCACTTAAAGTTCTCTCAGAGCGGCTTCTCTCCCTGCTTTCCCTGCTGACTTCCTTCGCCCTAGGGTGCTGGACGATGTGGGGGCCGGAGTGGGAGCGGGTGGTCACTCTAGCGATATTCGTGCTTTTCGCGTATCTTCTGGTTTACTCTAAGGAAAGGACTCGCCATGAAAATCATTCCGATGGTTAAGTCTGTGGTGACTGTCAGCAGTGTGAGCACTAACTACATGGGTGGTAAGCCCATGAATGCACCTGGTGACTTCAAGCCTGGAACTTGCACGCAGGGTTTCACGCCCGTGTGGAACTTCTCTGGCAAGCCTAACGACTACTTCAACCGCAAGCAGTCTCCTGCTGTGGCTGGTGGCAAGAAGGTGTACTAATCATGGGCATCATGGCCTTCACCCCGATGGGGAACACGGTGAGCTTCACAGCTGCCGTGTCTGCTCCCACGCCTGTGCGTGCCCTGTCCACAACGGTTGGAGGCACCCAGTACCGCATTCACAACACTGGTAACGTGGTGGTGTATCTAGGCTTTGGAGAGACGGCTAATGCGGCCTCTAGCCTAGCCAATGCTTCTGTCAATGGCTCGACCATCAGTCTAGTGCCCAGCTCTGTGGAGATATTTACGTTTAACGCAAACGTGTACTTCACAGGAGCTACCGCATCAGGCTCTGGAGTGGTCTACATCACTCCTGGTGACGGAAGCTAATCATGGTATTCCGTGTTGCCAGCAGCGTAACAACGAGTGGTGGTGGCACGTTTTCGGGCTATTACGGATCGTTCTTTAGCTCGCTAGACCAGACAGATGGCACCACCCCACACCTGATGTTTGCGGAGAACACCGCAGACGCAGACGGTGTAACGATGGAAACTGGCGCAGAGGCCACCAAGAGTCAGATGACTTTTGCCCATGCCGGGACATACAACATCCAGTTCTCTGCCCAGCTGCACAACACGGGTGGGGGTGGCTCTGGAAACATTGTGAACATCTGGTTTAAGCTGAACGGTGCAAACATTGCCAATTCAGATACCAAGATTGTGGTTCCCTCCAACGCACCTTATCTGGTAGCGGCTTGGAACTTCATCGTGTCGGTTGCGGTGGGTGACTATGTTGAGATTGCTTGGTTCACGGACAACGTGAACATCATTCTTGAGCATGAGAACTCTACTGCAGTCTCACCTGCAATCCCCTCCGTCATCATGACGGCTGTACAAATTCGTTAATCATGGCTGAAGAATCCGTGGAAACTCGTTTGTCGGTTCATGAGGCAATCTGCGCTCAACGCTATCAAGGCATTGAGAACAGGTTGGAGGATGGCAGTAAGCGCATGACGCGCATCGAATACTTGCTGTACATCACCATTGCGGCTGTGCTTCTCGGCCCAGGTGTTGCAGCCATGTTCGTCAAGAAGCTCATAGGGATGTGACATGGAAGAGGTTAGACCCGCTGAGACGGCCAAGGAAGTTGCCGGTAAGAGCATTGGTAGGTTTGGCCTCTTCTACATCACCTTGATCGTCCTGATCGGGGTTGGCTCCTCTTACTTTCTCTCCGACTCTGCCATCACGGCTGTGATGACGATGATCGGTGGTGCACTCGTGGCTCTCATCAACATGATGAACGGCATAGCCGGTACTGCTGAGAAGCAGGAGAAGCCAGAGTTCAAGGTCATCCAGACCCTGATCGACAAGCTAGACCGGCTAGACAAGCCTGAGCAGCCCATGAAGGTGACTGTGCATGGCGACAAGGTAACGGTCAGCAAGGGTGACGATACCGTCACCGCAAGCCGGGAGTAACCATGTTTGAGATTCTTGGCGGTGGATTGCTCGGCAGCATCTTTGGCGGCCTGTTCCGTCTAGCACCAGAGGTGCTGAAGTTCTTGGACAAGGGTAACGAGCGCAAGCATGAGCTAGCCATGTTTACTCTCCAGACAGACCTGGAGAAGATGCGCGGCCAGTTCAAGATGGAAGAGAAGTATGTGGACTTCTCTGTCCAGCAGCTTGACACCATCAAGGAAGCCTTCAAAGACCAAGCCCAGACGGCTAAGGAGGCTGGCTGGGTGGTGTCTGCCATCTCTGCTCTTGTGCGGCCTGGGATTACCTGGGCGCTGTTCTTCATGTACGCAGCTGTCAAGGCTGCAGCCATCGTCATGGCCTTCCAGACGGGAGGCCACTGGACAGAAGTCATCACCCGAGTCTGGGATGCTGATGACTTTGCCATGCTGAATATGTGCCTGACCTTCTGGTTCGTAGGCCGCAGCATAGAGAAATACCAAAAGTGAACCCAGATGCCATCCGACTCTGTGCAGATGTCTTCGTCAAGCCTTTCGAGGGATATGCGAGACGTTTGCCAAATGGTGATTGCACTGCCTATCCTGACCCTGGTACTGGTGCTGCTCCTTGGACTATTGGTTGGGGGTCTACTGGAGGAGATATACAACCGGGCACGGTATGGACGGTGGAAAGGGCGCAGACTGCCCTTGAAGAGCACCTCCTACACTTCTCGGCGGGAATACTGAAGATGTCACCCGGACTGGCTCAAGAGCCAGATAGACGCATTGCAGCGGTTTTATCCTGGGTGTACAACTGTGGACTAGGTAACTACCGCGTCAGCACCTTCAAGAAGCGTATAGACGCCAAGGACTGGGCTGGTGCACGGGAAGAGTGTGTGAAGTGGAACAAGGCTGCAGGCAGGGTGCTGCCGGGTCTGACGAGGCGCAGAGTCGCGGAGGCTGCATTCTTATGAGCAAGGACAATCCAAGCCTGAGCGTAGGCCGTGGCGAGAAGTTGCCGGTATCTCAGGGTGCAGGCTTGACAGCCAAGGGTCGTGCGAAGTACAACCGTGAGACAGGCAGCAACCTCAAAGCTCCTGCTCCCAACCCACGCACCGAGAAAGACGCTGCGAGGAAGAAATCCTTTTGTGCCCGTATGGCTGGTGTTGTGCGTAAGAGCAAGAATTCTGAGCGTGCGAAAGCCAGCATGAGGAGATGGAAATGCCGATGACCCCACCCGAGAAGCGTGGCCTGTACTACAACATCAACAAGCGCAGAGCTGCTGGTCTTCCCCCGAAAAGGCCTGGTCAGGAGGGTTACCCCACCCGCCAGGCGTTTATCGACAGCAAGAAGACTGCTCGCAACGCCAGGGCGCACAAGCGTTGATTACTGTACCGTAGGCTCAGCAGGAGGCTGCTGAGGTTGTTGTGCTTGCACTTGCTGTGCGAGCTTCTGCAGCAGCGGGAAGGCTCCTGACTGGGTTGGGAGCTGCCCCAATACTTGCAGCAGGAATTGGGCTTCGTTGGGTTCTACGTCTAGTTTCATGTTGCGTCCTTACGGTGCGGGAATAAGGCCACCTTCGAAAAGGTAGCTGCCAAAATGTCCTAGTTGCACCCACGGTGCAGCCCAGACATCTATCTTGTTTTCACGGGCGATCTTGCAGAAGGCATAGTCTTCTGACAGAAGACGGTTGCTTTCCTTTTCAATCATCACCGGGAAGTATTCGTAGATCAGGTCTTGAGGCTTGACGGTGCCTCCCAGGTCACCCACGTCATTGCGGTAGGTCTTGACCTTCTTCTTGAGCTTGTCGAAGACCTCGCGTTTGATGAGCATGAAGCCGGTGCCACCGTTCCAGATACGCAGAGGTTTATCCACAGGTACGGTGACGGTTCCCTGGTAGTCCACCAGATTCACCACCATCGCGCCTGTGTAGCGGGTGAGCTGGTCTGCAGGCACACCCTGCTCTGCTGCCATGTGCACGCCAGCCCAGTTGATTTCCTTCTTGGGATAGATGCCGCAGATGATGTCCTTATCTGCGTGGATCATCGTGATGATGTCCACGGGATTAAAGCGAATATCAGCGTCTACAAACATCAGGTGGGTGCAGTCCTTGCGCTGCAGGAAAGCGTGCACCAAGGCGTTTCTAGCCCTCTGGATGAGGCTTTCGTTGAACATGAAGGAGAAGCTGACATCCACCCCTGCGTTGCGCCCTATGGTGGGCAGCTGAATCATGGACTGGGTGTAGAAGCCTGTGCACATTCCTCCGTACATGGGTGTGGCAACCAGGATGTGCGGTTTGGTTTGGTCTTTCTTCTTGCGTGGCATGGTGATTCCTTATGTGGTTAGGAGTAGCAGACTGTCAGCAACACGGGTCTGCCAGCCATGTCCTAACCAGCCGACTCAGAGTCGGACTGATCCTGCTGACTGGACGCCTGGTTATAGCCATCTTCATAGCCCAGGCGGTAGGCCAGTTCGTAAATCTCTCGCAGGCTCATGGATAGCAGTGTCAGGATATGTCCTCTATCCTCAGCACATACCTGCCCTTGCTGTTCTTGCGCCATCCGTGTACCTCGACTCTGATGCCTGCGTCTCTGACCATTCCTATGGTGTCAGATTCTTCTATCTTTTTTATACGCGCAGCCACACCTGAAGCTGTCACCTGCACAGCCAGAACCTCATTCTTGCGTATAGCTAGGAGGTCACACCATCCCCACAAGTCCTGCCGGATACGGGCATGAGGATTCCAGTGCTCCACGATAGCGACTCTGTAGCCCTGCTCACGAAGGTAAGCAAGGCTGCGCTGTGTAGGTGACAGACTAGCAGCCATCAGAAGGGTATCGAATCGTCATCACGATTACGACGGTACTTAGGCTCAACCTCACGAGGCCCAGCAGATGCTGCTTCCTCGCGCTTCTTGCGTGCCCAGGTATCTTCGTTGAGAGAGATCAGGTTGTAGCCCTTGCTGGTCTTGCGAATCCAGGCAGAGAGCTTGAGCTTGTCCCCAGCCTTGTAGTCCATCTCAAGCATGACGTAGCCCTTGTATTCCGGGTGCTTCTCGGACTGACGATCTACTTCGTAGTACATGACGCCACGGCCTGCACGATCTTCATAGCTGTTGTTCATAAGACTTTCCTTTTATCAGGTGGTAACGGGCAAATTCCTTGCCGTTGCGGTTGATGGTTTCGGTGATGATGTTGTGTCCTGCCTTGCGGAACTCGTCTATCCTGGCTGCGAGTCGGAAGCACCCAAACTTCTCCAGAGCTTCTACAGCGGTGAGGGTGCCTCCTGACTGCAGGTGGTTCAGGATTGCGAGCCGTTGACTTCCTCTTGTGGAGGCAGGACTAATCCCCACTTTGGGTCGAGGTTTCCTCCTGCCTTTGCGATAGCAGCACGCAGCCGGATGATAGACAT